CGGGTATACGGAGATCGGCGGGGTTATCTACCGGACAGTCGACATCCCCTTTTCAGTGCAAATTTATGGCGAGATATCTATTACTCCATAGGAGATTGGTATGGCAAAAGAATCAGGATTAAATGTTCGGCTTTATGTGATGGGGTATGACCTGTCAGGGGATGCAAACGCCGTGGATTCTATGGGATATACCCAGAACCTGATGGAAACAACTCCCCTCAACAGTGCCGCCGCCACCAGGATTGTCGGGTTGGCTGACGGGGCATTGACCGTGAACGGTTATTTCGATAATGCCACTGGCAAGATTCATCCGACTTTCACCAGTAACTCAGGGAAAATACCAACAGCGGACCAAGTGGTTTTAGTTGCTCTTGGCTCTGCCGTGGGTGACGCATCGGTGGGCATATCCGCAAAGGAAGCAGATTACAACGTGAGCCGCTCATCTGGGAGTGCCATATCTGTCACCAGTACGTTCAGCGGCAACGGTATGGGGGGAGAGTTCGGCGTTATGCTGACTGCCCATGACGATACCCATTCCTCTGCTACCAGTGGGACATCAGTTGATAATTCTGCATCTTCATCCAGTGGCGGGTCAGGTTACCTACAGGCAATCTCCCTTGGTAGCGGTAGCGTAATTGTGAAACTTCAAGAAAGCACAAACAATTCATCGTGGACGGATTTTATGACATTTTCAACTGTTGGAACTTCTGATGTTTCAACAGCCGAAAGGAATACGATGAGCGGAACTGTTGCCAGATATATTCGGGTTCAATCAACGGGTACATTTACCAATGCAAAAATAGCAGTCGGGTTTTCAAGGTTTTAAGAAATTTCTTAGGAGGAATTTTATGGCTAAACAGTCAGGATTAGGTGACTACATAGCGGTGGACGACAGCGGGGGAACTGCCAGAGATATATCGGACAACATAACCAATTATGAGATAGGGAACAGCCAGAATCTCCTGGACTCCACAACCATCTCCAAATCGGCTATGGAAAGGTTGATCGGCCTTGGAGATCTTTCGATTTCGCTGTCGGGTATTTTTGACAAGGCGAGCAATAAATCTCACGACGTTTTCAAAACCAAGTCAGGAACAAGAACCGTAACCCTGGCAGTGGGTGGAAATACATCCGGTTATCCCAAACTTGAGGCCGAATGTCTGGTTGCTGATTACAACCTCTCAAGGGGTAATGACGGCGGTTTGACATGGGCGGCAACTCTGAATCTTCAGAGCGGTACTGTTCCCACCTGGGGCACTGTTTAGTGGTAAGGGAGAAACAGGCTTTATCCTCTGTTCATTCTTTTATTGTTCAGAGGCGTGAGGCTCTGTTGACTTTCCCCCAGGGCCACCAGTTTGAGGGTGCGGAGATCCGTGCCAGGCTCGACGTTGATATTGCTACCTTCCTTGAGCTACAGAAGCTCGGGGAAGGTGCAAGCACAGAGGAAACCCGTGAGGGGTTCAGTAAATTCGGCGACGACATTATCCTGGAATGGAACCTGGCAGATGAAGACGCGCACAGCATCCCGTCCACCGGGGACGGGTTTCTTTCACTTCCACCCAATATATGCACGGCAATAATCAGCTCCTGGGCAGAAGAAGCGGCATCATCGGGGGAAGGTTAGAGGCCGACATCCTGAAGTGGGTTCATGTCGGCGGGGGATCGGACAGGGATGGAAAACCCATAACTAAACCTCTGGCTCTGGAACAGGCAGAGTTAATTGACGGCATCTGCCAGAGGTATAGCGTTTTGCCGTCTGAATTATTGAGAGAGGATGTAAGTCTGTTGAAAACGCTCCACCTGGTAAGTCTTGGCACTAAGGAAACGAAATAGATGGCCAATGAAGTCAATATCCTTATCAACACGGACACCAAGGGGTCGGCTGAGAAATTTCAGAAGATCTCCAAGGCCGTTGCGGGTGTAAGCCTGGCCGTTGCCGGAGCGGGACTCGCGCTTGTCAAGATCGGTGACGATTTCACCAAGGCATCCAGGACTATCACGGCGGGAACGGGTGCAACAGGTAAAGAGCTTGAGGCGTTAAAACAGGAATTCAGGGATGTTGCGGTAACAGTTCCCCAGGATTTCGATACAGTGGCAAAAGCCATTGCAGACGTTAAAACCGAACTTGATCTGTCTGGTGATTCCCTGGAGCTAACCACAAAACGGTTCCTCGATCTCTCCCGTATCACTGGCACTGAGGTCGGGCCACTTATCAAACAGGTGTCCGACTCGATGGATATGTTTGGTGTCAGTTCAGATCAGGCGGCGGCAACTATGGATAGCTTCGCCAAAGCCTCCCAGATGACAGGTGTTCCAATCAGTCAGCTAACAAGCAGGGTAACCGAGTTCGGCCCCGTATTGAGGAACCTGGGCCTGGGTATGAATGACACCATTGCCCTGATGGGCCAACTTGAAGGGGCGGGTATTTCCGCATCAAGAGTAATGCCCGGATTGAATGCGGCGATGAGAAGGATGGCGGCATCCGGCACGACTGATATGTCAGAGGGTCTCCAGGAGGCCATGAGGAATATCAAGGGTGCCACCTCCGATACGGAAGCCCTGAATATGGCCACAGATCTATTCGGTGCCGAGGGCGCACAGAGGATGAGTGTTGCCATAAGGGACGGCACGGTTGATATACAGGAAATGAGCGATACCCTGGCAAACTCCCAGGGAACCGTCGATGCCATGAACGAGGGAACTCTCACAACCGGAGAGAGATTCAAGATGCTCGGTGACAGGGCAAAGATCGCCCTGGAGCCACTGGCCGGAATCATGGCGGCAATCGGGCCTATAGTGATAATCCTCCCCTCGATGGTTGCCGGAATCGCCGCCCTTTCCGGTATGATGAGCGGTCTTTCCCTTGCGACTATGGGGGCGGCTATCAAGACTGCGGCCCTCACGGTTGTCACAGGATTACAAACTGTCGCCAGTTGGCTCGGAGCCGCCGCCGCTACTGCACTCAGCCTTGCCCTCTCTCCCATAGGGTTGATTATCATTGGTATTGCGTTAGCTGTAGGGGCGGCAATTCTTATATGGAAGAACTGGGATGCCATCATGGCGGTTGTTAATGAGACCCTTCATAAAATAGATAAGTTTCTGAGAGACACCTTTGGCCCTACTTGGATATACCTGAAACAAGTTGTCAAGGATGTAGTTGCAGGAATTGTTGAACTTTTCAAAGGAATGTTTGCTCTTTTCTCTGGAGATATAGAAGGGTTCAAGGAGCATATGAGCAACGCTCTCGGCCTTCTTAAAAAGGCATGGGAGATGTTCGTTGAAAACCTCTGGAAACCTTTTGATGATTTTATGACTAATAAACTCGGAGCGGCTTGGACGCTTTTCAGTGGGATTATGAAGGCGCAACTTGATGTGGCTATCGGATTCTTTAACGGATTTGTTGAGATTCTCAAGGGAATCTGGGACTTGATTGTCGGCATATTCACAGGGGATACCAACAAGATTACTGACGGGTTCAAGGGTATCGTGAACGGTATTCTTACGATGTTTAACGGTCTGATTAAGGCCGTCAATCGTATCGGATTTTCTCTACCCGATTGGCTAGGCGGTAAGTCCTTCAGTCTGAATATTCCAGAAATACCAAAACTGGCAGAGGGTGGGATCGTAAACCGTCCAACGCTTGCCATGATAGGTGAAGGGGGGCCAGAGGCTGTTGTTCCTCTAAATCGAGGGGGAGGCCTTGGTGGTGGGGTTACGGTAAATGTGATGATGCCAGAGGGCGGCACCGTCATCATGGACGATGAACAAACCATGCAGAGGTTCAGCGATTTCATCACCAGGGAGATCCGACAGGTTCTCAGAACCCAGGCGGGTTTTTAATGACAAAGGCTTATGTTCGGGTCATGGTGGATTGGGATAATAACGGTAATTTCACTGGAACGTATGACGACATCACAGACGATACCCGTTCTATGTCCTTCACTCATACCAGACAAGAATCCACCGATTACATGAACGGTTCGGTTCTCAACGTCCAGCTGAACAACAATGACAACCTGTATTCCCCGCCAAAAGAATCAGGGGCCCTGTACGGCAACCTTACATCTGGCAAGCCTATGGTTTGCAGAATGTGGTATCCCTACGACAATTTCACCGACTCCACTGGAACCAATCTCACGAGCCATGCGGTTCCATATGACGCCGACTTCACCTGGACAGTTCCGACAGGAGCATTCAAATGCCACGCTGACGGATATGCGGAACTGACAACCGGGGCGACTTCATACGGTGTTCTGGATCTGACTCTTTACGATGTCGAACTCTCAGCGGAAATAACCACCTCGGCAGGGACCACAGCAAACCATGATGCAGGGATTATCTGCCGATATGTGGATACCAGTAATTACCTTTTCGTGCGAACGGCCCTGGCATCGAACCAGATTGAGTTGAGGAAGGTTGTTGCGGGTGTTGATTCCTCTGTCGGCTTTGCCTCATATACCTGGGGAGCTTCCACCAAGCGAACCCTCATGGTGAGATGTCACGGCGACAGGATCTCGGTATTTGTTGACGATACCAAGGTATTAAGATTGGCAACAGGCTCCACAAGTCTCGATATGGAGAAGGCAACCAAGCATGGGATTATCGCTTTCTCTTCTGCTACTGATGTGAAGTTCCACGATTTCGGCGGCTTTCGCCCACTCTTTAAAGGAACCCTGAAAGAGATTCGCCCCAGGCCCTCATCTGGCATGCAGTATTGCTATCTCAAGGGTTACGACCTGTTTGAGGATTTGAAGCTGTCCCAGAACTTTGGATTTATCAATGACCAAGAAGAAATAAAACTGGCAGGGGCATCGGGGACTCCCTTCCGTTCAATTATGATGTCCACTGGATTGCAGAGTGGAACTGCCGATGCAGACCAGACCAGAACAATAGAAGATGATGCGGCAGATTATTACCAATGCACGGGTGAGGATGGGGCGTATGCCGCCACGGGCGTCATCACTCTCAATGGCCTGACTTTTCTGGAGACCATGTTTATCCTTCAGGACTCGGAGGATGGGTTTATCTACGGTGACGGTCATGGGATGATTCACTTTGAGAGTCACAATCACAGGGAATCAGATACTCACCAGGACACGGCGTGTATCTACAATGATGAGTATGATGGAACAAACCCTGCATACACTGGCTTTGCCTACGATGACGGGGTGGACGGAGTTTATAATATTGCCCAGTTTGGATATAAGAGGGCATTATCTACCGCCAGTTACACCAACACTCTCACAAGCGGGACGGCATCCTATGTCGATGAGAGTGCGATTGCAGGGGGCATTCCCATATCCGCAGGGGAAACCATTGACATTATTGCCAAGGCTCAAGACCGAACAGCAAACGATGAAGTTTATGCCCACCGAATCGCAGGGTCAACCAATACGGTCACAAGTCCCACCTCATCGGACTTGATCCAGGTTAACACGGCGGCAGATGGTTCGGGTTCCCTGTTGAACTGGTCAAGCACCTACACCTCAACAACAGTTTATGGCGGTCAGTATGCCAAGGCTACGATTACGAACACCTCGGCAAGTCAGGGGTATATCAAGAAATTACAGTTCAACCTTCTGGCAACTCTAAACACTGTTAATAAGGGCATCACTCAGGTTGAAAATTCCGATTCCATCACAACCTTTGGAGAGCGTAGATTAACCAGGGAGAAAACCTTTTTCGATGGTCTGGGTCTGGCAACTATCCCTGCGGCCCACCGGATTGCCAGGGTGAAAGATCCGATTGTTAGAATGCGCCTGGATCTTATCAACCATGACAAGGCAACCCTTCTGAATATCGTCCACCGCAGATTGAGTGACAGGGTTCATGTTATCGAATCCGGTATGGGCCTGAGTTTCTCGGCCTATGTGGACGGGTTTACATACAGGTTCTCCCAGGGCAATACTGTAATCAACCAGACAATCCATGTTACCCAATCGGGAGTCGGGGCGGCGGCAGGGAGATGGGGATATATGAGATGGGGAATGAACAAATGGAGTTAAGCTATGGCGGCATCTAGTGCAGTTACAACAGGTGATATCGCAACAGCGGCACAGTACAACAATCTAAGGACGGACGTTCTGGATAGTTCGTCAAGTCACACCCATGCAGGGACGAGCAATACTGGCGTAAAAGTCAATTCCAATAATCTACAGGGAACGGTTCTGGCATCTACCGTTGTGACCTCTAGCCTGACAACAGTTGGAACTATAGCAACTGGAGTCTGGCAGGGAACCGATGTCGGAGTTGCCTACGGTGGAACAGGGGTTTCGACCCTCACAGACGGCGGTGTCCTTCTGGGTTCTGGTGCAAGTGCCATCACAGCTATGGCAGTTCTTGCAGACAGTGAGATGATAGTTGGAGATGGTACTACTGACCCTGTAGCTGAGAGCGGTGCAACCCTTAGAACTTCTATCGGGGTTGGTACTGGAGACAG